CCTTTGTAACCGATAAGAATATCAGTTGAGTCGTTTGCATAGCTGTTAACATACACTTTCATTGCACTGTTTAATGTACCAACGAACTTAGTGTTTGTTGGAGCTTCGAATGTACCTTCTGTAGTACGAGCAAATGCACTAGTTGTAGCAGATTGCAAGATTGTCAATGCAAATGGGCTAACAACAGCGTAGTTACCAGCACCACGACGTGTACGCTGAGCGATCAAGTTGCTAACGCGATTGATCTGAACAGCTAAAGCAGCATGCTCGTCACCAACGAATGTAGCAGTACCAGAAACAGCAGCTTGGTCATAAGTCTGTGTAGCTGAACCAGCTAGTGACAATAACGAAGCAATGATTTCTTGGTCGATTTCAGCAGTAATTTCTTGTGCCAAAGCAGCCATGATTTCTGCTTCAACGTCAATACCTTGTTGGGCTTGTGCGTCTTGAGCAGCTTCAAACGTCCAGCGAGCTGACAACTTACGTGTCTTAGCTTCAACTGTCTGTTTCAAGATTTGAATGCTTAAACGGTTACCAGCACGGCCTTCTAAGCTAGCTGTTGAAGCTGCCTTAGCTGTACCTGACTCGTTACCAGAATAAGATTCTGCAATCTTGAATGGGCTTAGTGCCTCTTCTCCAGCTACAACGCCAGCACCTGAAGATGTATCGCTATAACGAACACGTAAAGTGTGGATTTGACCAACTGGGCCAGTCATTGGTTGTACACCAACTAACTCGTTAGCAATAACGGTTGGCATAACGCGACGAATCACTGGAAGAATCACGCGATTTAATGTTGAGACGTTGCCGGCAGAAGTGGCACCAGCTGTAGCAGATTCTTGCAAATACTTGCGAGTATTCTCAAGAGTCACGCCCATTACTGATTTTTTTGTGCCTTGTAAGCCTTCTAATAGGGCTTCTTTAGTTTCTGCCCAACGTCCATTTAGTAGTTCTGACATTTAAATTTCTCCTTAAAATTTTAGTCCTGCGAGCTTGCGAATATCAACGATATTGCTATCTGTCTCGCTGCTACGGGTGGTGTTGGAAATCTTGTTTCCGGTTACTTCTTTAGCCTCTACTAGTGCCTGTTTCTTCTGCGGAGCCTGGCCAGCAATAACTGCTGGTAGGTACTTGTTAAAACTTTCTTGAAGCTTAACAGTCTTTACATTCTCCATCAACTCATTCATGATGCCACGTTGTTCTGCATTTAGCGGAGCAACTAGTTCTAATGATTGCTTTTCTTTCTTGAGCTTCTTTCAAAGCACGTACTTCTGCTTGTTTACTTTCTAGGATTTGTTCAGCTTGAACAACTGCTTTAGCAGCTTCTTTAATAGCTAAATCTTTCAAGTCTATGACTTTGAGTAATTTTGCAGTTTCCGATTTTTCATTTAGGTAACTGGTCGAGTACTCTGCGGCAAAAGCCTCAAATAACTTACGACCAAAATCTGCACGACGAGCAGCTTCAATGTCTTCTCTCAATGATGTAAGCTCAGAACGTAAGTTCTGTGATACAACACCTTCGACCATTTTAGCGGCACGTTGAACAAATTGTTCTTTGACCTTCTTGATTTCTTCGCGTCCTTCGCGGACTAAGCGTACTTTGGTTTCAGCCAAGTCGCGTTTGTCTTTGAAGAATTCTGTGATTTCCTGGGCTAGAGCCTCAACTACGAATGATTCTAATGCACCAAACTTACTAGCCATTGCAACTTGATCTTCGTGTAGTTCAGAAACTTCAGAAGCCAACTGTCGTGTAACAAATTCCTTCATTACTTCAGCGTCTTTCTTCATCTTCTTAGCATACTTAACTTTCATCTCTGAAAGTTGACGACGATCATCTGCAAACTCAACAAGCTCAGTAGATAATTGTTCAGAGATCATACGATCAACTGCTTCAATCATTGTGTTCTTGTCATGCTCATACTTTTGTGCAAATTCTTCGCGTAATTGTACAGCAACCGCTTGACGGGCTTCGTTAATACGCCCTTCAAATGCTGCCTCAATTGACTCTTTGATCTCCGCAGAAATCACATTGTTTTCAAATAACGATTTTAGTGCATCCAACATGTGTTTCTCCTTTTATTGGAGTTTGCTTATTATATTCAATAAGCTCTCTTTGAGATATTTCTGTGCTTTAGGGTCGCCCTTAACCTCTTCCGCTATGCGTAAGGCACTTAGACCACCACGAGTACTCATTAGGTGTTCATAAATTGGTGTAGGGTATGCTCCAGGAGCACTAGGTTGAGCCACCATATCTACTGTGATGATCTCAAAATCCGATACTTCACCGGAACCGTTATCGCTAACGTTCCCGGATCCGCGTGAACTGACACCCAACTTAACACCTGACTCTAACATAGTACGAATCAATTGTCCCATTGGGGTTGGTAAAATTTTCAATTTACCGTAACCGTTAGGACCGTCCATCCACATATTTGTTATCATGTGACTGACACGGTCCAGGTTAATTTTTAGATCATCTGGATGATCCACTTCTCCGAGTACTGAATAACCGTTCTGAATCTGATCGTTTAGGGTTTTGACAGCCTTGCCAATCTCATTCACAGGGTAAACACGCTGGTTAGCGTTGCGTATACCGCCCTGGATGCAAATCCCGGACATGTATAGGCTTTTCCCATCTTTGTCATCAGACTCAACGATCATTTTTGCTTCGTTGAAACTGAGATTCTCTCGGAGGTATAACATATTTTTCAATGTTTTAATTATTTCTTAGCTTGACGTAACAAACTTTGTTTGTTGTCTGCTGTTTCTTTTGAGCCAGCTTTCTCTGCACCGTGACCTGGTTCTTTCTTCTTGAACGCTGTCTTACCTGCGTTGCCGCCTGGTACATTTACGTTGCCAAAGTTTTCTTCTTTAGTAGAAGGATTTAACAAACCGCCTTGTGTACCGCCTTTCTCTGTTGAGAATGACTTGGCAATATTAGCAGTTGTGCCGCCCATGTCGTTTTTCATGTTGTCAATTAATGACTTAGTGTTAACACCGTTGTCACCGTGTGTCGGCTTACCAACTTTGTTTACATATTCCATCATTGGCATTTCATCCATTTCGGAATCCATGTCCATATCGCCCATGTCGTCCATTCCACCCATGTGCTCTTCACCTTCTTCGCCACTCATTAACTGTTCAAATTCTGCTTTTAATTCTTCCAAAGCATCTTCTAAGTCAAGAATACGATCTGTTTGTTCTGTATCGTCCATATCTGAATCGCTGTCTTCTTCGTCGCCGAATGGGTTCTCTTCACCTTCTTCGTCATCGCCTTCTTCGCTGTCGTCTTCTGCATCGTCAGCTGATTCTTCGCTGTCGTCTTCTGCATCGTCGCCAAACATTTCCATAGCTGTCTCTTCGCCTTCTTGGCCAGAAGTTGCATTTTCATCTTCTGATGTAAAATCTTCTGCTAATAGTTCTTCGTAAATTTCACGTGATTTAGAAACTACGATGTTGTGAAAAATTTCTTTTGCTGATTCTTGATCTTCATTGATCAAAGCTTCAAGCATAGCTTCAAATTGTGCGCGGTCAGTCATGTTTATTCTCCTGTGATTGATGATACAAGGCTGTATTATATTTACACTAATATTACAAAAGTGCAGAGATATAGGCTAAAAACAGTCAATTTTTAACTATTTTTAAATTATGCTGGTGGTGCTACGGGAGTAGCGTACATTGAATGGATAAATTCTAGTTCATTTTCCTGTTCTAGTATATGTGCTTCGCTTGTTTTTCTAAGCTCATTGATCTGTTTTAATGTTAATCTAGTCTTACGTGTATCCGAACGATGTAAGGCAGTGTTGTCACGCTGAGGGCTATAACGAAGATCGTTGGCCACATGTCGTGTTTCAGGATCAATATAAAACAATTCTCTAAGTATCATGATGTATTTATGCTACAGGCGGTGTGCCTGCTTCTGCAGGATTAGGCATTGCACCAGGTTCACTACCAGGTTCACCTGTATCTGCCATGTCTTCTGGAGGACTCATATCACCTGCTTGAGCCATATCGCCTTCAATTCCGGCTGCACTTAGTCCAGCACTACGTAATTCTCCAGCGGCATCGGTGTTAGTTGGCTCACCTTTACCACTTTCTTCGCCCCACAAGCGTTCGTTTTCTGCAATCTCGTCTTCTGTTAATCCTAAGAAACGTTTTAATGCAAAACGCTTTGACATAAATGGCACTGCTTGAATAGTATTAAAAGTATTAATACGCTCTGTATCCATGGCCGCTTGACGGCTACTGGCAAAGTTCATTGGAGGATTAAACTTCAATTCAAACAAGTTTGCATCAATATTCATGCCACGTGAGTACATGTATTTCTTAAATTCGCTGTCAAATACTGCTGTAATAAGTGCTTGTAATCGTTCGCAATACTTGTTAAAACGTAGTTCTTGGATATATGCTGTGCCTACACGACCATCATTAAATGACGCTTGTGAATCATCTGCACCGGTTGGTAAGTAGCTACTTGGTATACGCAATCCGCGGAATAACTTGTTAGTAAAGTACTTTAAGTCGTCAATTTCGCCAAGGTTTGTACCACCTGGCAATGTTTCAACTTTGCTTCCACGTCCTTCGGCAGTAGTTGGAAAGAAATAATCTTCATTAATGCTTAACGGATTGTACGCACTATCAATAACGTTCTGTCCGCCGCCGCTTTGACTTGGAATACGTCTTTGATGTATCTCATTCTTAACACGTTCAACGAATGCCATGGCCAAATGACTTGGCATATTACCAACGTCGATGTGAAATACGCGACGTTCTGGAGCACGTTGTATACGATAAATTAGAATCGCATCTTCCAGTAATTCTTTTTGCTTGTATACTTTAAATATGTTTTCTAACAAACTGTTACCAAACGGATAGTTATTATCAAGCCCTTCTGACAAACTTAAATGTATAACATGTTCTGCATCAATTGCATGTTCAGTTTCGCTTAGTCCAAAACGGCTTCCGCTTGCAGAAGGATAACCGCTTGATCCTTTGGCACTGGCATTTTGCCCCATGCCACCTGCAAAAGAACTTGTTCCGCCAGCGGCATTTTTTGGATTAATATTAGGTGTAATCTGTGTAGCAACTAAATTCATAAAGTTAGGTGCCAAATCTTTAATAATGTATTGTTCAGGCTTCTTGCCTTCGCTTTCATTTACAATAATTTTTGTAATCTTGCTAGGATCAATGTAAGACCATTTTTGATTTTCTGGATCACGAATAAAGAATACATCACCATACTTGAATACATTACGCACAATACGAAATATTTTTGTATCAAACTGTTGTAGTTTGTTCCATTGTGACATGTATTCGCCGAGAACACGAACTTCTGTATTAGTTGCTTGATTTTTCCAGCCTACTGTAAATGGACTTTTACCATCTTTTAGTTTTTGTGTACAGAATTCTGCTAAAATGTCTAGTGCGGCATTAACTTCTGGATCACTGTCCATAACTTCGTATTGCTGATAACGCTCAATACGATTTGGGCTACCAGTATAAACATCTGGAAGATAACTGCTATAGTTAGTACTGGCGGGGCCTGGGCGGCTACCAGAATTTCGGCCGCTAATCGGACTAAGATTGCTGCCGTTTCCTTGATCTACAGGTGTAAAATATTTTCGCCAACTCATTATTCAGTTATCCTTAGGCAAATCTGTTGCCAGACAAGCTCGATGTTGTTCTACGTAGTGCGTCTGCCTTGTCAAGACTATCAGCACTGTGTTCAACTAATTGTCGCATCGTAGTATTTAACTGAATCAACTGATCGTGCAAATCTTTTGAACCAGGTTCAGCATCATTGAGATTAATTGCTTTTGGTTCTTCGTCGCCTTCATCAACTGTTGCTTCTCCTAGTATGCTGTTGTATCCTTTCATTCCTTCGGATATTGATAGTGATGGTGGTTCTTTAACAACTAATTGTGATTTTGTAATGCCTGATTCAAAACTTGTTTGGGTTGATGTGCCTGCACCTATTCGATTGTTCAACGATTCTGATGCAACTTTTAAGCGATCTTCAAGTGCCTTGGCTTGCGGATTATCTCGCATGGCACGGATAACATCTATATGTTTGGCCTCGGGGCCCAGTTTTTCGCGGATTACATCGTTAATTGCCGCTCTATCACTTTTGTACTGGCTTGTCAAAACTGCCAATTGTTTTTCAGCAGCTTTGGCATCTTCATTTTGTACTTCTTTACGGGTAACAGAGCCACCACCTGTTACTGTTGTTAGTGTTGAACTTATCGAATCAACTAATTTTTTACTATTCAATCCATCTGTGGACACTTTAGAAGTTTCATCAATTAGAGGTTTTTCTATTATTGATATAGCCTTGTCAGTGGCTGTGCTTGGAATAACAGATTTAACTGTACTAATCTTACTACTGATTAAATCAAATATTGAACCAATACTAGTAGATTGATTTGTATTTTGTTTAGTAGATTCTTTGTTAATTGGATTTTTATTAGTCGATAATCCTTCAACAGCAGGTAGCTTTACTCCAACTGTAGTAGTTGTAGGAGGAGTTCCACGACGACGTTCTCTCAGTAATTCAGCAGCAGCTTCACTAGCTGTAGGTGCTGGTATAGCAGGCACTTTAACATCTGGTATTTGTACTCCAACTTTAGGTGCTGGTATAGCAGGTACTTTAACTTCTGGTATTTCTAAGTTTGTTCCAGCATAAATTTTATTTCTGTCCTTAATAGCTGGATTAGACTTCATTATATCTTCATTGGACACACCGGTGTCTTTGGATATTTTAGTTAGCGTGTCGCCAGTTTTAACAGGATAATTTTTAAACTGATTGGCAGCAGTTTCTTTTTTGCTATCTATTGCTGGTGTTAACTGGGTAGCTGTGGTTGAAGATCTTGGCATGCCTTGACTAACACCGTCAAACGTTCCTTTGAATACTGCATTGTACACCTTGTCAAAATTGTCAAACGCTGCTTCAACAGGTTTCACTGTGCCCACGGTTGGTAAAGCAGTTGTGCCAACGGTGGGCGTTGCAGTTGTGCTGATGGCCGGACCATCAATTTTGTTATTTTTTTGCAAGCTAGTCGCAGATAAATTGGCAGAAGAAGCAACTCCGTTGGCCAACTTGGATACTTCGTCTGCACTTAATACTCTTTCTCCTGCATGCAGCTGAGCTACTACATCTGTTTTTTCTACTGGAGATCCAGTTTCTCCCAGCGTGCCATGTGCCCTGTTGGCTCGTACTGGAGTTTGTGATCTATCTCCTGTTGGAGCAGTAGTTGATGATGGAGTTGCCGGAGTTGTTTTTACTGGAGTTTGAGATCTATCCCCTGTTGGGCCTGTTGGAGTAGCAGTAGGTTTACCTTCTGCATCTTGTTCGTTGACCAAACCGCCGCCGAGTAGTTGTTTAATTTTATTAATTGTTTCTTGGTTGGCATCCACTCTACCGCTAACTGTGTTTTTTGGGCCGCCAACTGGTGCGGTTAGAGTCTCTTTAAATGCGTTTATTGCTTTAGTATTGGCACCAAGTGCTTGAATTTCTTCAGCAATTTTTTGACTAAGTGCAATAGTATTCTTTGCATATGCATCTTGTACAGGTGCTAAAGCAGATGCAATTTCAGCACCTGTGTTCTTTGTTACGCCGCCTTTTTGTCCTGCAAGTCCTTCAATATCATAACGATATCCGCTTTGAGGCAATGCAGCTTGATTTCGAACAGCATCAGCAGCTTGCATTGGAGTTAATTTGCCGCCTTCACTAGCTTTTGCTTCTGCGGCTTTCCTTTGGTTAGCCAATTGAAGATCTCTAACTGCTTCTGCTATTGCCGGATCAGTGGTAGTTAATCCAATACCTGCAAATTCTTTACTACTTTGATATCTACTGGCGTTGGCTAGTTGTTTTTCAAGATCGCGTTCTGCTTTTTTACGTACAGGATCATCTGCATCAAGTCCAGCAGTACGTTTAGTTTCTCGTATGGCAGCTTGCAATTCACCTGTTCTATTGCCAGTACCCATTTGCAATATTGCTTGATCCTTTGCGGTTAACTGTTGTCCTGCATATATTTTAGACATTGCATCTTGGAAACTTGTTCCCATGCCATCGGCCAATGCACGATTTTTTCGCATTTGTTCACGTTGAACATCGGATCCTAAATATTGTTGTCTTAATTGTTCCTCAGCACTTTCATTATTTGCTTGATTTGCTTTTAATACTGAGTCTCTGTTTAAACCATAAGCATTAGTTGCACGTTCAAGTTGTAAAACATAATCTGATGTTGCTTGTGCTAATTTTTCTCTACCAGCAGCAGTATCTAACATGTCAGTTTTGCCGCCAGCAATGTTAGCCGCATATCCTGGCAAATCTTCACGTCTTATTCTATTTTCTGCAATTGCTTTTTCTATAGCTGGGTTTTTTGATAATTTTTCTGCAAATGCATTAAACTT